AATTCACACCCCTGACAATACCAGCCCCAGGCATCACGTAACTCATTATCTCATTAGCCAACATTCGGTCTTCTGATGTCTTTTGACCTTGATATGATCCTGATATTGGCAAATTATTTATAGTTGTTTGCGAGCCTTTTGCATATCGGCTGGGAATACCTCTATAAGCTGGATCTGTGATGCTTGGATCGTAAATAGCCTTATTGCTCATGCCATATACAGTGCCGTCATCACCTGTGGATGAAAAAATATTTCCATCGCCATCTAAATCTAAATTAAATAAACTTTCTTGCCTATTAATTTCACGTTGTTCTGCCGTTAATAAACCCGATAAAGCTAAGTCACTTTGCGCTTTATACCTATCTGTTCTACTTGTATTTTGTCTATCACGTTGCGGTGTCATCATTGATTTAGTGTATTGATCTAATGCGCCACCTTTAGTTCCACCACTCCACATCGTACCTGTGTCTGGATTAATACCAGCAACTGCACCACGAAATGCCATTTTATCAGAAATACCTGTATTTCTGTTCTCAGCTTTTTCTCTCGCGTCAACTAAATTTGGATTGTATTTGCCGTAAACTGTATTGCCTGATTTGCTAACTGTGTAGCCTTTATCCAACAGAGCTTGCATGTTTTTATTTTTTTGCAAAAAGTTTTGGCTAGAGGAAACTGTCTTTTGGTCTTTTGGAGGCGTTCCAGATACTAAACTTTTAACAACTTTACCTATTTTGCTGAAAAGACCACCGCCATTTGCTGGTGCTTCATTACCTCCTGTAGATGGTGCAGAACCTGCTCCACCAGAGTAACCCCCAGAGTAACCTCCGTTGCCACCATATCCAATACCTGTTGGCCCTTGATCTCCACCACCACGCCCAGCTTCACCATAACCATTTGCCATATTACGCTCCTTGTGCCTGTGTGGGATTAGGCATCGCTGCGGTTACGCTACTCAACGCACCCATGTCGCCCTGACCCATTCTCTTCTTAATATCGTCAACTTTCTGCGCTAAATACGCATTCATGTCTAAGCCACCTGGCTGATTACCACCTTGTGGTTGACCACCCTGTGGTTGACCACCCTGTGGTGGAGGTGGCATTCCACCTTGACCTTGCTGCTGTTGCATCATCATCGCTTGCTCTCGTGTCATCCCAAATGCAGATGGATTAATTGGCCTGATTGAATCTAAAATATCATTCGGTGACATTCTTAACGGCCTCCATCTGGATCTCTGCTTGGATCTTCTCACGTTCTAATTGTATCTTAGAGGCATTTTTCTCACGTTCAAGTTGTAAATCAGCCTCCAGCTTCTGTATTTTAGCCTGTAAATCTTGCTGTGCCTTCATTTGCTCGATTTGCATGTCTTGCTGTGCCTCAGCTTGCTTGATCTGGATTGAGGACTGAGCCTTCGCCTGATCTGACTCAATTTGTGACTGCGTTCTGGCCTTCAGTGCCTCAGTCTCAAGTTGCGCTAATTGCTGTGCGTACTGTAGCGGATTGCCTTGCTGACCCTGTTGCTGTTGCATTGCCTGTTGAATTGCAGGGATTGGCTGCATTTGTGGAGCCTCCTGTACAACTTGTGCCGCTCTCTGGCTAATCAATCGATCCATCTCAGGGTTCATATCTTCAAATTTAAAGTCTGGTTTCCTGAAGTCTGGCAATACTGGCAACTGAACGCCCACACTTTCCTCCATGCGGATTCTGTAAAGTAACGCAATATGCTCTGCAATATGTGCAAGCAACACTGGCCCCATTGTCTGTTGAGCTGCTGGGTTGCCAGCCAACGTCGGATCTTGCATGAATTGCATGTGAACCGCAATGTGCGAGTCGTGGTCTTGCTCAACAAAGGCTCGAATTGGCTTGCCGTACATGACGCTCATATTCTCGTCAATCGGGTCAAGCATAATAGCCTCTTCAGGTTTCTTCAGTATCTCATCAATGTTAGGTATCCGAATTGCCTCGTACATTCTCTTAAACGCTGCGTACATATCGTGGAGCTGTGGAGCGGCCTTTGCCATTTCCAAAATAGCCTGAGCCTGTGCAATACGCTGTGATGTGGAAAAGATGTTGGGGTCGCTTACAGGAATAACGTCGATTCGACCGTCGAAGTCCGCTGCAAAGACTTCCTCGCTACTTCCCGATAGCGCAAATGTAAACGACTCGGGCAGGTTCTCGGCATTGAGATCAGCGAGCAGCTTAAACTCCTGCCCCTGCGCGTAATGCAGTCTCTTGTGGATAGCGGAGAAAGCCTTAGAGCCTTGCTCAATAAGGGCTACTGTCGTACCCACAGGTGCATTAGGGCTTACATCCCCAACATTTAAATCTGCTGTGCTGGCAAATCTCTGTCCAGCCTGAACTATAAAGCCAAGCAAGTTAAACAGTGACTGGCTAGGCTCCTTAAATGGCAACGGCATAATAGCTTTATTCACGTCGTCAACCGTCGCATCTAAATCAACAAATTCCCCAGGGTTAACTTGAACCTCACCGCCTGAAACTCGACCTCGTAATTTAAAACCGCCCTGCATATTTGAAAAGGCCGCTGAATCTAGTAATGCCCGAAGCGATCCAGTAGCTGCCTTGCCCAGTCCACCGATTAAGTGGAATAAACCAAAGCCATAAAAACCAAGGCCAGGTAGAAACTTGTAAGACACAAACCAGTCACGTCTAAGTTTACGCTCGTCATCTTCACGCCAGTTACGTCTTATGCTAACAATTTCATTGCTGTCATAGTCAATCGTGACAACGTAAGGCAATCCGACAACTGTGTCGCTGTCCTCGTCCTCATCATTATCATTCACGCCATCAAAGGTATCGTAGACGTGCATCTCAAGCAATGTCATCATCTTATCTTGCGCGTCATCGCCAAACTGATCTACGCCCTCGATCTCACCAATTATATCGCCTGATGGATCGGGATCTCCTCCCTGATACTCAGCAGGTAGGTAATAGCCAGATTGGACGTACCGATTGTAGTCGTTCTTCGGCATTCTAATAACTTGCGTGTATCGAGGTGAGGTATATAAATCTTTACTCTCTGGGGCGACAATGAAATCTTCTGCCTTGACAAACTGGGAACATTGCCTGTCCATATTTGTATCCCACCAAACTTTCTTGAAAGTCTGACCAACCAACGGCAACTGAAATAACATCTGATCTAAGTCAGGGAAGTATTCTGGCATCTCTTGCGTAATCTGGTAATTCATAAATTCCCGAACACGACGTGCCTGTTCCTCAAGTTCCTCATTGGGATCACCAACAATAACCGTCTTAACAGGACCGCCACTTGGGTATAGCTCGACAATTGCCTTGGCATTAAACTGGGTTGCAGCTTCCGCTATCATTGGATGTACAACTGTAGATAAACCGCGCACCGCACGTTCATCTTCTGATTCATCCATGCCACCGTCAGGATCTAACGTCTTTAAGCCATTCTTGTAACGCTCTTCCCACTCAGATCGAGACTCTCTGTCGTTCTCGTAATATGAAATAAGTGTCTGACCCTTTCGAGCCAATTCATTATCCTCAATAACCTCAGCTAAGTTTGAATCAAACTCACTATCTTTCTCTGCGGTTATATCAAGGTCTGGGTCGCCAATAAGAACTTCGTCATTCCCAATGTCCTCGACTTGTAAATCATCGAGGGGCGTTCCCTCTGCGAATGGTGCTAATTCTGTAGGAACCGTTGGTGACCTAGCCATACATTGTCATCCTTCTTTGCTCTGGGTATTCGTCGTCTTCGTAGTCGTTGGAGTGCGTTACAAACCAACCTTTTCTCAACCTTAACCAAGCCTGTGTGCATGTGTCAACAATATCGTTATTACCACCTGCTGGGAAGGCTGCACATATATCTATTAAATCCTTAGCCCACTTTCTATCTGAAGGAAAGAATATTCTGCCATCTTCTAGCAATGCGGAACTTGCGTGCGCCCTCGCTTGCTTATCTCGATCAGGGGAATATTCAAGAACTGGTATGCCAGCCATACGCAAGTCTTGCAGCAGGGATTGGCCTGAAGCCTTCTTCTCTATCAGAACTGCGTCAGGTTCCCAATCCTCGTAAGCCTCCTGGGCAATACGTCTTAAGTCAGGGTAGCTGACCCTGTCGTACCACATCTCCAAGACAATCAAGCTCATTAATCCCTCGTGTTTAAATACACCCCACGTTGTTCTGGCAGAATAGTCAGCGGATTCTTTTGTGCTGAATGCAGTGTCCCACGATTGCAGCACATACTCAATATTGTTTGGTAAGTCTTGTTTCTCCCAGGGAACCCACCAAGACGCCTTTAGAATACCGCCACCCTTTGGCGCAGGTCTCTGCTGTAGCTGACCAGCACTTGCGTAACTACCAAGTGACCTCTC